TATGATGAAGTATGAGCCATATCCATGGCAGGAAAAAATGCACGTATCCAATGCAAAGATTAAGTTTGTACAGGCTGGAAGACGTGCAGGAAAGACTAGAGGAGCATTACAGGAAGCTCTTAGACAGATAAGAATTGCATCAATCACTCCTGTCCAATTTGCAAATAATAAAAGGAAAATGACTGCTGAACAGGCTGGCCTTGTTCCACCAATACATATATGGACAGTTGCTCCTACAAGATCACAAATGCTACAGGTATGGAATGAAATGCAGGCTTTTATTCCACAACACTTAGTCAGGAAAACAAGAAGAACATCACAGGCTGGTGGCAGAGGTGGTGGATTTAAACAAGATGATCTTCATGTATGGCTTGACCTTAAAGACGAAAAAGGTAACTGGTTGCCTAATAGATGGCGAAAATCGGTATTCTGGGAACTGAAATCAGCAGACAATCCAGAAGGATTACAGACTGTTGGTCTTGACTTTTTACACATGGCAGAAGCACAGGATATAAAGGAAACAGCATGGAATAAGGTAAGGCCTACGCTTAACTCACCAGGTAGATTGGGGAGAGCTATAGTTGAAGGTGTGCCACCTGAATCAAGTCAGCATTGGTATGCAAGAAACTGTAAGATAGCAAAGACTAAAAAATCAAACAGACGTGAGTATTTTCACGCATCAACATTTGATAATCCACATTTAACAGAAGAAGATAAACAGGAAATACACGAAGAAAAAGCAGCACTGACAGAAAGTATCTGGGAAAGATTTTATATGGCAAACCAGCCAGAAGGTGCAGGAAACTTCTTCAGAAACATTGTAGGTGCATATTCAAAAGGTGCAGTCGAACTTATGCGACCTGTAGACAATAGAGCTTATGTAGCTGGTCTTGACTTGGGAAGAACTAACGACCCTACCCTGTTTATCGTAAAGGACAGACAGTCACGACACTCGGTTCATGCAGTAGAGTTAATTAAGTCAGACTGGTCTTTACAGGTTGAAACAATTAAACGTGAAGCAGAAAAATGGAATATACAGGAAATATACATGGACTCCACAGGTCTGGGTGGAAAGATGGGAGAAGATGTTCTGTACAGAGAGTTAATGGAACAGTCTATTCCTGTGATTGGATATAACTTTACACCTGGTAAAAAGTACCAACTATTTCTTGATTATGCCCTATCTTTAGAAAAAGAAACTGTTGCATTTCCTGAAAATTGGTCTAAACTAATAAGTCAACTGGAAGACATTGCTCATAGGGAAACGGCAAACAGGGGTCATCAGTTTTATACTGTGTCAGGAGGACATGATGACTGGGTAGATGCAGAATGCCTGGCACTAATGGCTTGTGATCCTGCAACGGATAACGAAGAAGGTTTCACAATGCCTAAGTCGTTTTCAGGGATAAAACCCATGAATGAAAACTACAAGCCAAGGGGTAAAAGGATCCTGAAGTGGAGAGAGATGAGGAGAGATAAAGATCTTGAGCAACTTGAGAAAAAAGGGGAATTAGTCGTAAATGGCAATGTCTTACAAGAGTTCGATGCACTCGAACACAGAAGTAGATCCTGAAGAGGAGATTCAAAGAGAAGGTGCTAATCCTTTAGATGAACCATTATTATCTGAAGACTGGGTACGTTCTACTTTAAGTGAACAGAAAAGAGCTTTCGATGCTTTTTACAAAAACTGCGAAGAAGCAGAAGAATTTTATTTAAGCGAATTTGATTTTTCAGTTCCAGAAACTGGATCGCTTTTACGTCTTGGAACAGGACACTCAACAATAAACACTCTTGTTGCACACGTTACTCCACAATTTTTAGATATATCAGTACCACCACCAGGACCAAGAGGTCAGGCAAGAGCAGAAACATTAGAAAAGTTTTTACGTGGTGCGAATCACATGCTCGAACAATTCTCCCCTACTCGCAGAGAAACAGCTAAACACATGGCTCTTTATGGAGTTGCATTTGAAAAAACTGAGTTTGCAGCAAACAGATGGGAAGATTTTCCAGAACCTCCTGCTGAAAATGAAGAAATGAACGGCTACAAGGAAAAACTGGAAGAAGTATTGGAGAACAGGAATATAAACTGGCCAATCACTTCAACCTGCGTTAACCCCAAAATGATGGTTTGGGATATCAACAACATCCAAAACCCTAGATGGGTTATGTATTTTTATGAAATTGATGCTTCATGGGTTGCAGCACACTTTCCAAAATGGGAAGGACCTGTAAACGGAAAAGTAGAATTTGTGGAAACCTGGACACACTCACAAGTCTGTTACATGGCTGATGGTAAGTGGGCAATGGAGCCAAGGCGACATGGCTACAAAACTTTGCCCTTTACAATGTATTGGCCACACACAGGACTTATGACAGATGGGTCTAACCCAGAGCATCTATACAGAGGTATTCTGCACGGAAATTTTGATATGTTACGTGCAGAGTCAAGACTTGCATCACAGTATCTTGATATTGTGGGAAATGCAGCTTGGCCAACTAGAGATTTCAGAGGACCTCCTGGAATCACTGAACAGGTTATGGATCAATACGAAGAATCACCTGGTTCTAAAAACTTCCTTCCACAGAATGTAAGTGTAGAAAAGGCAGAAACTCCAGATCCACCTGCATCAATTCAAATTGCACAACAGATGATGAGTCAGGCAATAGAAGCGAACACTGCTCCTGCCGTATCAAGAGGAGAAAGACCTACTGGTGCAGCAAGTGGATATCACACAGCAGTATTAGCAGGAATTGCAGCACTTAATTTTGGTGCATACGTTGAAGCTGCTCAAAGAGGGCTACAGGACAGGAACTCGATTATTTTACACATTGTTGAAAACGTAATTCGTGATAAGGTGACTGTATTCGGTAAGACTGAAACAGGCCCACTTGATGCAGTGATAAGACCAAACGATATCAGAGGTCATACAATCAACATGGTTCAACTTACCCCAACTTCCCCTGAAGAACAGGAAAGAAAACTTAACCTGTGGAATAACTTATGGAGAACTAAGTTTGTTGATCATGATACTGCATTAAGAAAAGCAGGTGTGTCCAACGCACTGGAAGTAAGATCAAAATTACTAGCAGAAGCATTCCTGCAAAGTGAACAGGTTCAACAGGTACTGCAAGGTGAAGCAGCAAGAAGAGTTCCTTTACTTGAACAGATAGTTGAAGCTACAGGTGCTGCAAGTGGTCAGGAAGCACAACAGATTGCACAAAATATACTCGCAACACAAGGAGAAACACAACTTCCAAACCCAGGAAACTTCTCAAGCGTAAATCAACCAGCAAGATCCCCAGCAACAGAAAGGGGAAGAGTTGAAACAAGCACAAGACCTGTAATACCAGGAGGTTTAAGGGAACAGGAATTAGTCGGAAGACAAATAGCAGGACAAAGAACTGGCAACAGAAGAGTTCCTACAAGTGATCTTCCACCAGGATTAGGATAATGGCAAAACAAAATTCAAACATAGATATAGCATTTAGTGAGTTCGATACAATGGTAACGAAATTCTTTGAGCAAACTGAAATCAGCTTTAAAGATGTGGCAAAACCACAACCTGTAAAAGAAAAAAAGAAAACAAGGAGAATAGTAACTCCAATAGACCAACAACAAACATTTAACCAAATGGGGATGTAATCATGGCAATATATTATTTTTCAACTATAGGAAGTGACGGAAGAGTTTACAGGCAACAAGTAAACGCAAATACTGTAGATGCAGCAAATCGTCTTGCTCAACAAATAGCACAACAAAGAGGACAAAGATTATTTCAAACTCCTCAAGTAAACCTGCAAGGAACACCAGGAACAGTAAATTATGACCAGCAAGGCAACCCTATTACTGCTACAGGAATGTATACAGGTGGTATGGCAACGCCTGAAGGATTTGATACTAGAGCTCCTGCACGTTTTCCTGGTGGAACTTTAAGTAATCAACCAGCACCTTTTTATTATCCAGGAATGGGTTTTGATAATGTTCCTCCTACAACAATTCCTCCTGTGATGGACAATCAACAAATGATGAATGTCCCACCTGTGATGAACAATCAAATACAAGATTGGGAAAGAGAATTACTTGCAAATGATCCTTATGCAACACAAAATACAGTACAATCTGTTTCTCCAATAGGTGATTATCAAGGTGACCCTGTTAATTACGGAGCAGCCACACCAGGTGGAGAATCAAGGCCTATGCGTGTAGAGCCAGACCTAGGACCAGGTGGAGAAGATGATCCTTTTGTTACAGGCAGAGATCCAGGATATAGCTTTAGTGGAGATGAAAGAAGTTTTGCACAAGGATTTTTAACAAGACAACATTTAGGATCGGCTAAAGGAAGACCAATATTTTTAAGACCTTTACACCCTAAAGTATTTGATGAAGCATTAAGAGGTGATCCAGCAGCAGATCCTGCGTTAGTAAATATGTTGGATACTGAAACAGGTGGGTTGATAGATGATACTAGATTTGAAAAAGGAATGTTTTTTGAAGTAAGAGAAGGCAACTTGCAGGGATCATCTGTGGTTAGATTTATTCCTTATGATGAAGTTGATAAGATTTATGGAGTTGATGATTTTGGCAAAAAGAAATTAGCACAAGATAATTTTTTTCAAGAACAAGGTCCTAAATCTATGTGGTCAAACCTTAAACCTGATGAAGTTGATCCTAAAGATGATGTGGCACCACCTGAAGAGGATGGTATTGTAGATGATGGTATTGTAGATGATGGAACTGGAGATGATACGTCATTACTCCCTCCATATATGCAACCAGGTGGCGAAATGCCTGGAGCAGGAGAAGGAGTAACAGAACCAAAAGTTGTAAACGTAAAACCATCATATAATGCTGGAACTTTAGCAGAGTTCTTTGGTGAAATAGGAATACCAGTAAGAGATGAAATTGCTGGATTAGACCCTATGGCACTATTACCAGGGTTTCCAGTTGAACTATTAAGTGAAGATAATTTATTTGTAGATGTTGAGCAAGAAAAATTACAAACTATGGGCATAAGGCAAGATGGAACGCCTATTACAGAAATAGTAAAAATCACAACAAGAGTTGTAAATCCTGCAATAGAATCTGCTGTTCAAATTTACGCTACAAGATTAAAAGCACTTACTGATTTTCAAGGAACTGCTAATGAATTAATTACTGCACAAATAAATGCTACAGGTGGATTGGGTGGTGTAGCAGGAGGATTGACTCCAACTCAACTTGAACAACTGGAAAGAGATACTAGACTTATTCAGGCTACAGGTGGACTTGTTCAAAGAGAAGGTGAATTATTTGAGCCTTTGGCACAACAGAGAAGACAGGAAGAATTAATCAGGGCTACAGGAGGATTAATAGGTGGTGGCATTGAAGGCATTGAAGATTTAAGCCCAACTCAAGTAGCAGAGTTCAGACTTGCAGAAGCTAGAGGTGGATTATCTCCAGAACAAAGAATTGCAGAACTTCAGCAACAACAACAGGTTCAAAGATATGAAGCAGAAACTCAAAGGCAGAATTTATTGGCTCAACTTGAAGCACAACGACAACAAGTTGCATCTCAAAGACAATTAGCTTTATTTGGACAATTAGGTGATATATACGGAGATCCTGCAAGACTTGCAGCAATGACTCAGTTTCAACCGAATCTACCTGCACAAATGAGAAACCTTGCGTTTCAGCCATCATTGCCTACTGTTCAACCAATTAATGTTCCACTAGATCCTGTAATGGAAGTAAATGGTCAGCAAGGAGCTGTTACATCAGAAACAACAGGTGTAGGTGAGCCAGGAAAAGTAACAGGAGCAGGGTTTGGTCCACCAACAGGAGGGAGAAACGATATTCCATTAGGATGGCCACGATACACTGGCAAGGAAACAGGAGCAGATATTGCAGGAATGACACAAGAACAGATACAGTTTTTGGAGGGTTCTGGAGCAGCTTTGGGACACAGCCCTAGTGCAATACAACGGGAAATTCTTGCAAATACTCCTATAGGCCTAAACATAGGTCAATCTAGGTTACAACCAACACCAATAAGGAGATAATCTATGCCTTTTCATCCTCCACCTCCAAGAATACCTCA